TAGAAAGAAGAGAAAAACCATTTTCAAGTGCATGAGAAGATATCAACCAATTCCCAAAATTGGTGACAATTGGCATAATCTTAGATAACAATTCGCCTACTTTGGGAAGGAGAGCCGTGCCAAGCTTAATCCCCATCGTCTCTACCACTTCACGGGCTTTATCCATTTGGAAGTTGAAATCCTGCTGAACTTTAGACCAGCCATTGACATCATGACCGCCATTATTTACAGCATCAGAGATATTTTTTACATTATCTTTGAATGTGGACATGTGGGAACCTAATGTCTTTTAGGGCAGAGGTGTACGCTGCACTGCCTTCTGGTATTTTTTTCTTAAGATGGTCGGTAATCATCTGGAGAGCATCAGGAAGTGAGTGCTTCATCTCGGTAGCAACATCCTGAGCAGAAAGACCAATATTTTTTAATGCCGCAGCTCCCTTGGTAGATGGAGCTTCTAGAGCTAATACCGTTGTTTTGAGGTAGTTTGCAGCTTGCCCTGCAGGTACACCTTCACCCGTCATTGTTGCCATAGCGCCCGATACATCCCGCAAACTTATACCTGCTGAAGAGGCAACTGGAAGAATATTCTTTAAAGAGGAGGCAAGTGATCCCATGGAGGTCTTGCCAGACGCAACGGTTGCTACAAGATCATTTGTGACTGTTGTAGCGTCCTCTGCTGTCAAGTGGTAGTCAGTCAATGCCGTGGTTACACCATTAGCCACGTCTTTCAGCTCGGCATTGCCTACTTTAGCACCTTGTGCAGCCATTTTGAGCACATTCAACCCATCGGCCCCATGAAAACCCGCCGACTCAATCATGTACATACCGTCTGTAAGCGATTTTGTAGAGGTGCCTGTGTCAGTTGCCATCTTCAAGATACCGTCTGAAACTTGCTTGATATTTGACTGCGCTTCACCTGCGCCTGTTACCAAGCTGGTCATTCCAGATTGAAAGTCCGCTGCCATTTTAGTAGAGGCAACGGATATGCCAACAATGGCAGTCGTAGCCACCGCCGCCGCTCCTGCTGCAAAACCAAGCAGTGCAGATGATCCTTGATTGGCTTTTGATGTCATATTATCTTGCGCTTGTGCAGCAGCTTGTACACCTGATGTAAGCTTACTCACATCAGCTACATACTCTACTACCAGCTGCGCAAGTAACGGCATCTAATTTCCTCTCTCAGATCTATCCTGATCAATAGCGGCTATCAAATCATCGGTCAAATCTTCATTGTCTCTACTTTCACCCTTACCACCCCTTGCTTTTTCCGCATCCTCATCCTCTATAGCAAAGATAGCGGCCCAATTCGACATTTCATCGCTTCCCATCCGCTCTAGCATCTCTTCTACTGTCATTCCGCCAATTGTTGAAACTATTCTATGGTGTAACCGTCGCTCTCCACTGTGTTTTCCTCTAAAGAAGGTTTTTTTTCCTCAATATCCTCTTCTCTAAGTCCTGATAACTCTGAGGCGGGTTTGTTGAGAAGCTCTAAAACACCACCGCCACGCTCATTCAATGCTATCCAGTCCCGCATATCAGGGAAAACGGGTTGGCCAGCTTTCGGATGAGCAGGAAGCCCATTAATGCCAGGAAATTTATCGTAATTTGGATCATCTACCGGAGGTGGAAAATTTGGATCAGGATACCGAATGGACAAGATAGTCATCATCGGGTAAAGCTTCACAAGGTTCACTTTTGCCTTTTTTCCTTCAACATCTGTGCAATCCTGCAATAGCTTTGAACGTTCCTTGCCTTTTAATTCCCGAACAGTTACCCATCGATTCCATTGTGGAACCCAAAACGGTTTCTGTCGTAACGGTGTTTCAAGAGCAATCTGTCTATAATCGTCAAAGTCTTCTGCCATATCCGTAAACTTTCTAACTACAAGAGTAATACATACAGTAGTAAATACCGTTAAAATGACACCAAGCATCATTAACTTGATGCAAGATACAAAGGACCGTCAATCTGAAATTCAAGATCTTCCATCTCAAGATCTTTGAGCGATACTTTCATACTGTCTTTCTTGAGCTTGCAGTAACACTCCAATCGGGGTATCCCTATTGTCACGTCCACCACAAGAGAGGCTATCAGTGTGTCATCAGTGGTGATTGTGACGAGATTGACATAGGTGTTATCCACCAGAAACTTGCTAATCTTGATTGATCCACCAATGAGTCCTGCTGCAAATGTTTTCCACCTTGTTGGAGTGGAATTGGTGGACATGCATGTAGTTTCACTGGTGTCCCTGGAAAGATCAGGAGCCCATTCCAAGATATTACCTATAGCGGCATAGGCTAGATATGCGCCGCTTGCTATCCTTGCTTGGTTCGTTCCACCAGCAGGAGATGGGAAGGTCACTAATCCACCCACATACTGGATATTGCTAGGACTGACTGTATTCCACACAGTACCATTGCTTGACTGCTGAAAGACAAAGGAAGCTGTCCGGTCCCAGTAACGTTTCGTTGGAATGGCACTACAGTTATAGGTCAGGTGATCACCGCTATCAGTCAGAGCTTGATTCGCAAATGCGAGATTGGGCGTTGACGTGAGTAGTAATTGTCCATGACTGCCATGAGTTGCGGTCATACTAGACTCCTATCATCATGTGTAGGTGACCGCACCTGTAATTTTGAGACTCCAATCAACCGTTTCCATATCCTTGATTGGCGCCTTGGCTCCAAACTTGTCAACAATGGCTGAGAAACCAAAATTGTGCGTGGCATCCAAGTAAAGCGCTATGGTTACTGGAGTGTCACTGGTAAGCGAATTCCAAAGTGCTAGCTGACCATTCGTATCAGTCATGTCTAAACGTCCGTTAAACTTTGCCGCAGCTCCCACAAGTCCCGCAACAAATGTTTTCCAAGGTAACGAACCCGCTCCAAACTTGGTTGTGTCAAATGTGTCTCTGTCAACGTCTAATGTCCAACCGTCAATTTCTGCAACCGTATTTGCGCCTACTTTGACGTTACCGCCTTTACCGTGTAAAAATGCCATATTTTACAGCTCCTCTGTATCTAAACGATACCGTTCTGTATAATGCATTAAATTAACGCCTGTTGAGTCATCTTCTACTAATTCCCCTGAATCATATAAACATGGTGATGATCTATAATTTGTTAAAGTTAAATTTTTATCATGCAATGCAGAATGTACCAAATTGTGAAGTTGAAGTATTTCATATTTTCCTTTTTTTGCACTCCACAAATGAAGCGTAGCAACAATATGCTGTCCTTCATTTGACCATGTATCCTGTGTAATAGATGATGTTTCACCTAACGCCACGTAAGGAAATGTGTAACCTGAAGGGATATTGTTGATATCGCGTACACGGGACTTACCTGAACCATCTGGAATAAAAGCAATAAGAGCTACATCATTTTGCAATGTTGTTGCTATTGCTGCCCATACTTCTAGTTCAGATGTTGCCATTTAAATCTTCATATTCTGCAACTCTTGAATAAGAGATTGCCTATTTGCCTCAAAAGCATTTAAAAGGTATGGTCTAGCTGGCATTTTGTACGTACCATTATGTACATAAATGCCATATGGCAAGTTATTTCCTATTTGCCTGTCAAGCTTTGCGCTGTAAATCTCAATATCCGCTTGTAGTGCGCCTGTATCCACTGGGCAATTGTCTTTTGCATCGCTTTGCGTCAAGTTTGCAACGATATCTAATGCATCTTCAGTATTAATTTCAATCCGGTCATTAGCTTGTTGAAAAAGGGATGCAAGGTCCGGTCCTTTAATCGTTACTGACATTTTCTTGCTCTACTTTCATAGTCTCAATTGCTTTTATCAATTCTTCCCTGATAATTTGTCTAAGCAATTCTTGCAACTCAGGACTATCTTGAACAGCTTCAAAAGTTACCGTGATTTTCAGATCTGTACTTGCCATCAATTCCCACCTTGCAAGGTGGTCTCTACCACGATTGCTTCTGAGAACACCGCATAGGATGACGGACCTAAAGGATCGATAACCTTGTAAGTAACACCTTGCACTCTCAACAGATTGGATTTCAGAATGACTGTTCCCAAAGGCATTGACACCTTTTTGATGGACTTTCCTACAACCTGGTTGCCAATATAGAATTCCTGTGGAGGTTTTAAATCAACAATCATGCATTTAACCGTGGCAGTGATGATGTAGTCTGTGTCACTGCCTAGCAAAGGATCAGGAGTATCTGACTCTCCGAGAATGTCGCAGTCGTCTTTCAGAGCAAGATCAGCCGCAAGATTTGCAATCTGCTGTAAATCAGCATCGGTGATTACTGGCATGATTTAGTCCTTAGTGGGCACAAATTCGGGCCAGTGCCATGAATAGGGTTTATTCTCGGATGGATCGGCATAAGTAACCGACGTAGCCCAGAATAGTCCGTCCTTAAACAATTCCCCATCGTTACTGCCATCAGTGAATACTTGAAGTTGGACATGTTGTATGCCGTTATATTCCGGCCAAATTTTGACGATAATCGCTGGTCTATGCTCTCCTGGATACCGACTAGAGTCAGGTAAGACAAAGTGGACAATTCTGCCCACACTTGGTACTTGATTTGCCATAAATTTATCCATTTCCATTTCCTGATGCCATATAGTCTAAGGCAGTCGGACCTAATGAAAGATCTGTTTGTCCAGTGCTATTCAAGTCGCTTCGTACCATACTGATAGATCGTGGGCGTTGCTTTTGACGGTAGGACTTAGCAAGTGCCAACAACGCAGTCGTCGCTTGGCTGCGTTTGAACTGTTGACCTCCAACAAGCACGTCGTATGACAAGACCCAACGAGCGGCCCAACGCTCTAGCAAGTCTGCTGAAGCCCGATAGATATCGTGGATTTTTCCAGTGATGTACACAGGTGGCAAGGTACTAACTGCAAAGGTAAAATGTCCAGCTATTTCTTCAACCGATGAAGGAGTGACCAGCACAGTCAAGTATTGCTTCAAAACATAATCACTTTCCCATCCACCGTATTCACTGTAGTAATTCAGGTATTGAATGGTAGCACCTGAGTACGTTGGCTTCGGACAGAGTGGTTTATTTACCACATCTTCTCTACCCTCATCTAGCACTCCTTGGATATCATCATCAGTGAAGATCTGCTCACTACCAAGAAGCGTGTCGTTTATGAGAATACGCACACGCGCTATCAATGCAGTCATGCTTGATCTTGACATATGCGTATCTCACTTTCTCTAATTGATGTATTAAGGTCGGGTAAGTACAATATCACCTTGATAGTCAATGGTAGGTGTAGAACCTGCACCTGAGAACGTAGCTGTTAGACGAACTTTTGTACCGTTCGCAACACTTGTAGGTGAAATTTCAAATGGAATAAAAACCTCACCACTTTGAGCAGTCGTGGAAAGTGCAATAGATTGTGCTTGAAACAGATTTGCAATCCAAGTGGAACCGCCGTCATATGACACATCCAAGCTAAACACAACGCTATTCGAACCTGAAGCATTCGTTGCATTCTTGTAGATCACACGGGCCTTTAAGCCACGTCTTGGAGTCCCACCAGGGAGTGTGAGAGATGCACCATTAAAGGTAGCTGTTTTCGTCACTAGTGCCTGTAGAGCTACATTTGCATCTGATGGCATTGCTTTGTCTCCTTTCAGGAACTAGGACATTTTGAGCCCATATAAACGACCAATAGAGCGTGTGCTAGCATTCATCATGCCAACCGCCCACCGAATGTACGTACGGTAAATTGCGCCATTGTTAATGCGCCCGAGGTCTTCCACTGCATCACTTAAGTCTTTGAACTGCCAACCATAAAAGTGATCAGTCCCGAAATTGACGGCATAAATGGAAGTGTAGGTAGAAGATCCGGCTGTACCATCGGAGTTTTCAGTGTTGGGGACAATCCTTGTAGATTGATCTGCTTTGTAACCAGGATCACGAAATTTTGCACCCTTATAGGTATCAATCATGCGGCCAAACTGATCCTGAGTCGTTGCAAAACCACCAGCTGTACCCATACCTCGGACAGCAAAAGCAAAACGACGTCTCCAAACTTCGTTTGCGTAAATCACAACACCCGCGCCTGTGGGACTGTCAACAGACCACAAAAGCTGATCCATGAATTCGAGAAGCTTGTTTCCATTGGAAGGAGTAGTAACCAAGGTTGCCTGTGTGAGATCAAGTCCACCACCATTGATAATGTTTTCCGGCCTAACACCAAATGTAGATCCATTGTTAATTCGGAATCTCAAACCAACCGGAGCATTAACATTGCCACTGATGTGGTCATTGTTAAAAAACTTATCATTGAAGTCATACGTGACAGACTTCAAATATGCCTCTACTTGTGCCGCCCTTGGATCAACAATGCTATTCTCTTCTTCAACATACATCTCATCAACGTCAATGTAGTTTCTAATGAGATAAAGTTGTTCACTGTACGGAGTTGGGGTACCTTTTGTGGTGACACCTTCACTATTGATCGGTGCCCAGTTAACACTTGGAAGATTGCCTTCAAATCTAACGCCATTTGCTATAAGCGTCTTTTTCGTGAGAAGAGGCAAATCTTGAATGATATTATCATTCTGGATAAGTGAATAGGAGATAGCACGCACAAGTGGTGAGTTACTATTTAATGCATAGTCCGCAAGGGAATAGGCATTGGAATCAATTGCCATATTAGGCACTCCTATCATCCTCTGCCTAGAATCACCTTATGGAGGTACTAAGCACAAGATACAAGAATAGTATTTTGTTATTTACGGACGCTTAAACACTTCATTCAACCGTGTAATTTGCCCTGGTGGAAGCTGACCAGGTTGAGAAATTGACGACCTACCTGGATTCATTGATGGCGTGGCAGGTGGTTTTTGCTGAATAGCAGTTTGGCTAGCAGGAGGTATTTGTTCTTGCGTAGGCGCTTCAACAGGCTTAGGAGCAAGATAAGGCTTGTTCTTAATCAAGTCGTCAAGGGCTTTATCAACATTCGTTGGCATGCCATCTTCCCCTAATTCAAGCTTACTTTGAATAGCCAATGATGCAAGTTCAGAGTCAATAATGCCCTTTTCTTTTGCCATCAACTGGACTATTTTTGAAACAAGCTCTTGCTTTAACTGTTGAATTTGTGATTCTGCTTGCTGTCTTGCTGCTTCAACTTCTTGAACACGCTTCTGAGATTTTTCAATCTCTGACAAAGTTGATTCTTGCGCTAAACGCTCTTTTTCTTTGTATGCTGCTAACTCTTTTTCAACAGCAGAGCGTTCTTTTCCATGACGTGAAGCTTCTAGTTCTTTGTTGGAAGCATGTTTTTCCAATTCTGCAATACGAGATTGCAATTCCTCAGTCGTTGGCTTCGTAGGCGTCGCACCTATCGAAGGGCCCGTCGCGGGCTGTCCACCAGTTCCCGTCGCAGGAACTGGTGGAGGTGTTTGTTCTGTACTCATTATAAAGTCATCCTTTGTTAAAAGTCAAGAGCAGTATCAAAAATGATTGATATTGCCCGATACTAGCCACCATGCAAGGTGTTACTTGCTTTTCGCTTTCTCTTGCATTTCTTGTACAAGCTTCTCTCTTGCAAGTTCAGTTTTTTCCTCCTCGCACTTTGGACATGGCTTTTGCAAAGCTTCACGCAACTCAGGAACAACACGAAAATTGTAGTCTGCCAAGCCTTGCTGAGTGCGTACACGAACGATTTGCATATGCCCACAATCGGGCCGCTCTATATTGTGCGATGTGAGTTGTTCATCATTTGGCATTGTTATCCTCCGATAATAATTCAGGGTTTTCGTAAATGTTACCTACAATTTCCCAGCCTGTTGATGGGATCTGCCCAACCTCCTGTAAGCTATAGCTATAATTCCATGTGCCATCTTCGTATCGCACAATGTAATAAGCGTCTATGTCATTCTGGGAAGGAGTAAGGGTATCTACAACTCCCTTAACAATATCCCCTTCATAAATCTCCTTATCTTGCTTGTCCTTGAGTCCGGTGTACTCCAGAAGTTCACAATTCTCACCTACAATGCAATATCTACTACCGTAAGGATCAATTACATAATCAGCAAGATCAGTAGAAGTCATGCCGTGTTTTACGCCAAATCGAATTTCTCCAACTTCATGCATCTTTTTTGTGTGCTTATCCCAGAAACGAAACTTAATCTCCCTAGGCATGTGGCTTTACCTCACCTGGGAATTTAGGATTTTCATAGATGTTGCCAATGATCTCTAACCTTGTTGTATCTGAGAGCCTCACGTCTGGATACTTTCGTGCCAAAGAAACGATCGTAAATTCAGCAAAGCTGTACCCAATTGCCCCTATGCGATCAAATTTCTCATCATCTAGCCCGAATCGCACAACATCGCCCTCGTAAATCTCTTTTCCTGCCACATCATTGAGCCCCGTGTACTCCAGAAGCTCACAATTTTCACCATGTACAAGGGCGCGATAATACTTACTCTTGGGAGCTGGCTGTATCACAATTGTCAGAGCGCTTCCATCATCACCAAAACTAATTTCAGCAACAGGATACATCTGTTTCTTGTATTTATCCCAGACTCTATATTTAACAATCCTAGACATGAGATTTTACCTCTAAAGTGTTCCTCAATTTGAGGAACACTTTCTTTAAACTATATTTAACAATCCTAGACATGAGATTTTACCTCTCTCCAGAGATCTCCCAAATGGTTACACCAATCTGCAAACTTGCTTTGAAGTTCTCCTTCTACCTGACTCTGCTGATAGGCTTCATTCATCAATTCCTCAAGCTTGTCTGCAAAGCTCTGAGCGATTATTTCAGGTGGGGTTTCAGCTTTAAAACCACCAACAACTGGCAATTGAGGATCAGTGTCCGATACTTCAGTCTTTTTGTTTGTCATGATTGTTTTGCCTTTCTAAAGTTTGCTATTTTGTACTGCTCTTTGTATATCTGCTGAACTTTTGCGAGCTTTACGCCACTCGCTTGCGACTTGATCCATTGCATTGGCATCTATAAGCTAAGATATCACTGTTGTTGGCCCGAGCTGGATGTTTACCACCATCCCGTTTGGAACAAAGTTCAGACCAATCTGCGGATAGGATGGTTGCTCTACAGGAGCTCCGATAAGTGGTATTTGTGTTGCCATAATATTTAACCTTTCTTCCTAATGTTATCCATATCAAATGCAGTGATATTGTCTATCTCTACATTTTTCTTCTCTACTGTTTTATACAAAACATTTCCATCCACTGGTTTAGTACCTCCGTTGTCATCAACATCAAAATAGGTGACAAGTGCTGTATTCGGTCCTTTAACATCCATTGTCAAAACTATGCGACTAACACCATAAATTGATTCTCCTGTATCAGCATCATGTATAACTGTTGTATGACCTTCAGTTGATCCAGAACGTACACTGCTTATGCGGAGTCGTCTCCCAACTGGACTAGATTTCATTCTGATAACGTCTCCTTTGAAGGGACAATTGCTACTGTCGTATTAGGTGGAAAACCATGCAAGGTTACAGATGTAAGTTGAGCTGGTGGCGCTACTTCAACTTCCTTCTGCCATTGCCCATCATCCAACCTCACAAAACGTTGATGCTGCTTTTCTTGTGACATACTCTCAAGTGTAACATCAACATGTTTGCCTTGCTTCCATTGCTTCCATTGCTTGCCTTTTTCATCAATAACTTCGCCATCCCTAAGTATTTCATTTTGAAAGTGGACACTAAAAACATCCTCTCTTTTCCATCCAAGATCCTGCTCAATCCAGTTACGCACGCCTTGTTTTAAAAGATTGTAGCCTACCTCTGAGACGGAAACGTGTTCTAGTTCTGGCATTTATTTCTCCTTAACGGTTATTTCTTCCTATTCGAGCTTGAATGGAATGCGAGCTCGAATAGATACATTTTGTCCTGTCTTTCTCCACTTGCCATTGCCAGATGTAAAACATTCCTCATGCGTCTCATGCCCATTCTCAATATTTTTAGAAACAGACACATGGATAGTTTTCTCATCTAGAAGGATTTCTTCAATTTCATCCACCATCCAACCAAGATCTTTCTCTATCCAATCTCGAATAACTTGAGGATACTTGCTAAGGAAATCATCCATTGGGATACTATCAACTGATGCCATTATTTCAATCCTTTTCTCTTCTGAAAACACCTTTTCAATAAATGCGCTCAATCCATCACCAGGAGTAAACGTACCCTCTATCTTTGCTTCAATTGGTTTTGTCCAATCATGAAACTTAGGAGGTGGCGTATTATCTGTATAGTCAAAAGACCAATCCACAACCTTGCCCACTGGAGTCCCGTCAACTAATCTCAATTCACCTTTATACTCATTATTCATGCTAGTCATCTCTTCCTTCTCCTAAATGCCGCTCGTTTCTGCTTAGCTTGGATTTTACGACGACGTTTAGAACGAATATGTGCTCTATACTCAGGAAGGGAACGCCTATAGTCGTGTATTGCCATATCTAACAAATACTTGTCATGTTCAGAAAGCTCTACACCATGCACAAATACAGCATGTATAGTCTCAATATGCAACCATTCATTTGAACTATCTTGACGATATATATCTACCTCATCTTGCAATCTTAAAGAGTCAGGATCAAAATATGCATCATGTTCCAAGCAATTCCATCTTGTAATTGTCCAATCTGCAATTTCATACTCACTATTCATGCTCTATCCTTGCTAATTTCTTCCTAGCATCTAGTAACTCTTTAAAAGCATCATAAAGAACTATATCATCATCCTCTACTTGAGGAGGGACAGTCATTCTAAGCTTCCCATGACAAGCATTTGAAAGAGCTTGACGTATTTCATCTTCAGTACGAACCTTTTGCATCTTTTTGTTTGGATCTATCACCATAGAACTATCCTTTCTGTCCTATCGGAGATTGTTGTCCATTTTGTTGATCCTGACTTGTGTCTTGTTGCACGTTTTGCCCTTGCCCATTTTGATCCTGTTGACCATCACCTTGCAAGGGGGATTGCTGCAACAGCGGGTTATTCTTGAGAGCTTCAGCAGCTTCTTCAGCTCGTAACTTTGCTTCTTCTATTGGATCATATCCAAATTCCTTCAAAACTGTTGTTTTGCTCACGCCGATTGCAATCTTTAATTGTGCTGCTTGTAAATCCTGATATTCATCAACAGGCAATGGATTTTGCCAACCTAGCGTGATATCAATATCTTCGCCTTTAAAACCTGCTAGAATTAATAAAGCCTTACTTACATCAATTATCAATTCTCCATAGAGACATCTCATCTTGTTCATTTTTTTGAGTAAAGACATGAATAGAAGCTTAATTGCTATGCCGCTTTGTGGGCCGCTTGGCATGTAGGCAGTACGGCCCGATGCAATCATGGGAACGCCCGTTAGCTCCTCGACTTCGCCACGTAAGTCACCCGCGAACTCGCGGCTATTGGCCGTGTTGGACTGCATATTGACGGCTTTAATCTCATTTTCTGGCAGTGGAAGCTGAACGATTTTCCCAGGGGTGATATTGATGCTTCCCTCTCCCATTCCAGGTGCATATAAAATACGTTGTATCTTTTCAGTAACATTAATATTTGAATTGATGAAATTTATTGCATTATTGATGCCGATTAAACTTTTATTGATACCTGGATATCCCCAGAAATCATTGGGCTTTGGAAGGTTTTGACAGGAAAATATGGGAGGGAATGGATAGGGCCATAAGATCGGATCGCCAGCGGGTATCCAGTTGTTGTTAGTAGGTTGCATGTTGCCAGATTGCAACTCTTGAGTCCAGTGCTGAATAATCCATGTAGCATCCTCATCATCAAATGGACGCCCATCGTCACCATCTTGATCAGGATCGACACGAGATATCTCTTCTCGGTAGTAAACCTTGACGGGTTTGCCCAGTGCATTTTTACCATCGCAAGAATACTGAATGCAGAACAGAAGGACTGTTTGACAATCTTGTGGAGCTGTCTGCACAAAAATAGTGATCGGGTCAACTTCAATGAGTCGAAACTTTTGTTGTTTTCCAGTTTTGACACTACTAGGAACAATACGCATAAAGGCGCGGCCAGATGCATCCCCATTCATGAGTAGACGCTGGAGTAGTGGTATGCGGGTCTCTTTCCTTCCCCACACATCATCAAGAAATTTTTGAGCATCCGCAGGATCGCTTTGACCTACCGATATTTCAACCTCATCACCAAATACAAAATCCACAATAGCATTGACCGCTGGCATGACTTCGTTGCCCATCACGTTCATGTCAGTCTCATCAGGCATGGGTACAAGAGGCTTTTTTAACTCACCATCATGGGCTTGCCAAGCAAGCTGTATTGCCTCTATACGTTCCCTGTCTGCACTGGTGATTTCATATTGAGGTTGTGTTGACGTGGGCGCTTGTGTGGTGTTCATGCTTTATCTCTCCAAAACTCACAATCCTCTTTCGTGACTTTAAATTCTGTAGCGGAAAGATGTGGAGGATTAATAATCTCATACGCATCAGGAAACATTTCACTCATAGACTTAACCTCTCCAACCACTAGCAATTGCTTTTGTGTCCACTCAATCAAGCATTTCAAAGAACAAAAATGCTGCTCATCACTTTCAACACCTTTTCTAAAATCATATACAGCAAACCAGTCTTTTAATGAATTCTCTCCATTTTTTACAGTACAGCATGCATCACACTGATAACCATTTACTCTCATAAATCACTCTTTCTTTTATTGGCAACCAATCGCCCGTCTTGCTTTTCTACACTCATAACAACACCCTCAACAGGCCCTTCCATATCAAATTTTCTGGAGTCAACTGTTTGAAGCGATGTCCAGTTAACGAGGCATTCAATGCAGCAAAAATGCTTATCTTGTTCAACTAAACCATTGCTGCCCTTTGTAAGAGAAAACCATCCTGAAGGCAAACCGCCTACTCTCATAGGCTCTGAATGCCAGGATTTATTGCACTTATCACAACTAAGTCCATCTATTTTCATCTTGCGCTCCAAATTGCTAAGCGTATCGATATACCTTTGAAATGAGTTGATCATTTCAACTACTTCACAAAATAAATCAGCTAAGGCCTTCAAAAACTGCAAAATATTATACATGCTTTCACTGTTTACTTTTCTCTTCTTCTTGATCCATCCTTATGTATTTCAAATAATCCATATCAGGCATATCAAGTGAACGATCAATATAATTCCTATGGATCAAGCAATGTTTTTCATTTGTTCCATTTCTGAACTTCTGCCATTCCTTTGTGATATGATCCATTTCTTCAGGTGAAATTGTGACTGATGTGCTTCCTTTAATCTCTTTCGTGAGAAGATCAGATTCTTGAACATCAACTTTAAAACCTTCTACTGTCATGTATCCTTCAAAAAGAGTCCTTTTTATTAGCATTTTTGCTCCTAAAATACCCTATCACTATATCTCACACTTGAAGGGCCATTAAGCACGCTTTGATATACTTCTGCCTGAAAGCGCCACTCAATCCTTAAGCCTGGAAATTGCATCTTGAAATGGTTACTTTCCTGCACGAGCATTGCAATCATTTTCTCTTGCAATGCGTGAAATGCTTCTTTCTCACGTTTGTCCAATTTGCTAAAATCGCCAGGATCAAGCATGGCAGTGTTATCTTGTGTAATGTCCATTAAAATACTCTTGCTCCTTTGGAAGTTCTGTCATATCTGGGATGCGCTCTACAGTTTCCTCAAGCCCTAACACATCCAAGTCTTTAGGATCAATGTGCTCAACTGTGTGCCCTACCAAGTCATATGCATGACGCGCTATAAGATTCCGATAAGGATCTGGCATTGTTCCCCTGTCAATATGTCTATTATCTGCTAGTATCAACTGCATAATCTCTTCCCAAACCATGCAAGCAAAGCCATGGAATTGTGTATCGCGTGCGTTTTCTTCTCCAGTCATAGGTTCCCCCATTTTTGGTAACTTACCCATAGGTATTTCCTCTAAACACGGTTTCTCATGATCCCAAAGCAGTTCATCCAACTTTGAAAGCATTCCATCCGTTGTAAGACTACTGCAACCAGAAAGGTGCTCGTTGCTCATTAATAAATCCTTCCTGAGTAACTGACTTTTTCGCTGTATGGATCTTCCAAGCATGATAAGCCTAAAGCTGTAGCAAGATCATCATGAGTGCCAACTTTAAAAGCTCCATACGTATTTTTTCCCTCTTCACTGGTTTTAATCTCATAAATCCTCAATTCCTCACAAGTAGCACGCATTTCAGGAATATCCGGCCCATGTATTCTTTCCCCTTGCAAGAGGGATTGTGTCCTGCTCACCAGGAATGACTTACCCAAAGAACCTTTAGATCGGTTGTATTGTTCACCTCGAACAAAGCTTGTTGGCTTGATTCGAATGTGTTTACACTTTGGGCGTAACCTGATTTCTTTTTGTAAATCTTGCCATACCGGACGCCCAACGCCCGTTATATCAATCAAAACACGCACTATTCGATTTTGAAAAAGGTCATTGCATAACATATCTGCTATGTGTTCTGCTACATCAGGATAGGGCATGCCAAGCGGTAAACGTGTGATATAGCGGACGATATACTCCGACCGCATAACTGGATCAATGCCAGTCGGAGGTACCCAAAATCCCTTTGGGTCGTGATGCCCTAACGTTTGCTCACTAGCGTAACGAAGCTTGCCAGTATCAACTTGTGTAACTTCTGTCACGCAAACAGCCATAGGGTCATTGACTTGCCCAACGTCAATACCTACATTAACTGGATTGAGTTCTGATGCAACGGCCATACCTCGATATCCTCTTTTATGACTTTTTCAATGTCTTCTTCTCTAAATGCTGGCTTAGATCCATAATTGACCATTAAATTTGTTAACGTCCAAATACATGCTCCAAATCTATCTGGTGTTCTTTCACCATGTATCCAATTGCACTGCTGATCTTCGAGATCTGGAAACGTCCCCACATGCAACACATCTTTTTTCTGATAAAGAGTTGATACTGCTTCTGCTAATGGTTGCTTGCCACGTGATGCCCTCACTATTTCAAATGGCACATGTTTTAAATCATTTGACTCTGCTGTACTCTTGATAACCGCTCCAACCGTTTCCCCTCCATGATTGATATCCCCAACAATGCAATCTGCTTGAAACTTTTTGTATGCCTCTAATGCTTCACTTCCCCACTCATTTGGAGTGCCTGCAATGCTGTAATCTGCTAAAACATAACCCTTGTTATCAATTCCTAGCCCTGCTACGATAATCCCACATTCAGGTGGTCCCTCAATATCTGGATTGCCACTATCAGGAGGATTAACACCTATCACAATGCGTTTCAGTTCAGGTTTATCATCCGGTTGATGTAACCTATTATCTTCAATCCAATCACGCTTCCACAGCGCTCCATCAATATCATCAATAATACTTCCTTCAATTTCCTGTCTACCTAAACGTGTACCTGCATATCTTCTTTCAATATCTCTTATAAATCTTTTCGCTAAATTTTCTCTATTATCATACATTGATCCATTGGTAACATGCGTTGATGGATCATTTACTAAAAGCTTCATTGCTTTCGTGTTGCGAGGTGTTGTTGTAACCACACATTGCGGTTCGACACCAGGGGCTGGATAGATACGAAGTCCAAAAGATAATTGATCCCAAGCGTCGTCATACTGCCAGCTTGCCCTTTCATCTGCCCAAGCAAAACTATGCTGTGGTCCTCGCATTTGGTCCGGTTCATCTGCTGAGTAGGTTGTTGCATACGAGCCATTAGGCCATACGAGCTGACGTTTACTGGGATAGTATGCAGGCATAAACCAAGGCGGTGAAATCGCCATAATGCCGGACATGCCATTTACCATCACGTCACGCACATCAGAAACAGTGCGACCCACTAAAGCGATATGACAGCCTGGATACTGATCAGCTTTTTCAATAACCCATTCAGCACCCGTTCTGGTCTTTCCCCAACCTCTACCCGCTTTAATAACCCAAGTAGACCAGTTTCCATCAGGAGCTAGTTGTTTTTCCCGTGCCCATGCCTTCCATGTATGTTTAAGTCGCCATGCACGTTCATTGGGGCATTTTTTAATGTACTCATACTTTCGTTTCTTGCTC